TGGATATAAAGACCAGAATTCATCAAACATTCCTTTCTCCTACTGTAATACCCTTGGGGATGGCGGTGTTGATGGGCTAGGTGGTACTGTGTAGCCTGTGTTACCAACAACGCTTTGTGTATAACCATTTGGTGTCGTGATTACGACTTGGTTAGGATATATTGTAGCAGTCTGAGTAGTAATTCCCATTGGGTTTACAAACTGGGCCGTGTTGCCATTAATTTGTACAGTTCCTAAGTTATAACCACGACTGTCAGTCATTTGAACCTGTTGTGCATTAGCAGGTATGCCGTAAACAAACATAGCTGCAAATAAAACGCCTAATAAACAACTACCTATAAAATCTTTCATAATTAACCCCTTCCTACTGTGTCAAAATGATTCCATTGTTCGATTGCATATTTCAAAGCAATCTCTTTGGTTTTACCACTACCAATCGGAAACCATTCATCATCAGGGCCATTAGGCTTGATATAACAGGTGTATTCATATTCACGCAAAGGCTCATACCGAAAGTCATAGATAATTTCTTGACCAGCCCAATCTTTGAAAGTCTTCATTTAAATTCCCCTTTAAATGTTTACTCGTTAGTGAGTAATATTAGTTTCGTACTTTTTTGTTAATTTGTATATTGGGACTTTCCCTAAGTTGCAAATTTACAACATAGTTTGACCAAGGGTGATAGGGAACTATCAACCGACCCAATGTCTATGACATCTAGTCCTTCACTAAGATAATGGTCATTCGATGGAGAAGTTGTATCACCCAAGTCCTCTCCGTCTTGTGTAGTCGCCATTTAACGCTACGAGGCTTGCAATGGGGTTATCACCAGCCTATCTTTTCTTCCACGCCACCGATTTAGGTGCTTAGTACGCCTGGAGTGCGGACTGCAATACTACTACAAATATTTGCCCATGTGAAAATCTCCATGAAAACCAAAGGTTTGCAAATTTGTTACTTCCCTTTCATAGCTAAAATACCTTGCTAATTCTTCTGGGGCAAACTTTATTCCATTGCTAACCAAGTAATCACGGTTCAAATGACAGATTAAATCATCTTCGTTTCTATTGTCGTAAACAAATTTAGGAGTGTTGGTTAATTCCAACAACTTCTTGCTGCGTAGCGAAAAGCCTCCATTACCAACCCTAAGTCCTTCAGGATGCCAAGGCCATATTGCGCCAATGTAGTCATAATCTAAAAATTGGGGCTGCCAGGCGTTTGCGTCTATTACCCAACCATCCCATTGAACTATTAAAACAAAGTCTGTGTGGATGTATTTATGTAGCTCCTGAAGGATAAATTTGCTGTACGCTTGCCGACTATTGATGCTCATGTGGTCAATCATCAACTCACCACCAAATTGAATGTTTCTTTTACTGCGTTCTATGGCGGCTTTGGCTTTATCAGGTTGAACGGAGTCTATAGCGCAAATGGTAACGCTAGGCAATTTAAGCATTAATCTTCTATTTGTATAAAAGCGTTGTTTTTTGGCAACAATTCAGGCCATATTAAAAAGTAGTTATTTGGAAACATATCTTGGCGAGTTACTAGCCCATTACTTTCTTGCTCTATTCTTGCGCCCAAAAACATAAACCTGTCGGCTGGGATACCTCGCACACGCCAATTTGATACGGCTGCATTGTCTACTTTGCACATCCTTGCTACTTTTGCTGTACCGCCCAATAGGTCAATAATGGCGCTATCGGTAAGTTTTAATTTTGTGTCCATTCACGCAGTTTAACTTAAATGTTGTTTATTTGCAAAGACTTTGCTTTTTTAGTTTTCCCATGTTAATATGCCTATATAGCAATTTCGCTATGTATTTAAGGGGAACTTAAATGGGTGAACTAAACCAACTAATGCTGGAAATGGAAGAGCGTTTAGAAATAGCGCTTAACAACATGGAATTTGGCACAGAGCTTGCACAAGACGATATTGATGTTATTCGTGCAGCTTGTGGCAAACCTACACGCAATTCATTATTGAAAAATGTATTTGAAGATTTTGGCAATGTGTTTGGAGGTCAAAATGCAACAAAGTGAATCTATTGCTAATTTAGCTAAATCGCTAAGTGCGGTACAAGGAAAACTAACCTATGCAAAAAAAGACAGTAAAAACCCTTTTTTTAAATCTAATTATGCTGACCTTGAGTCTGTTTGGGATGCTTGTCGTGACCTGCTTAGTAGTAATGGTCTGGCTGTTTCTCAATTCCCTGGACTATATTCTGAATTAGACAAGTCTATGTCTTTGACTACCATTCTTACTCATAATTCTGGCGAATGGATTAGCCAAGAAATGTCTATGCCTCTAAGTAAAGTGGATGCTCACGGATGTATGGCGATTCTTACCTATATGCGAAGAGCGTCTTTAGCAGCAGTCATTGGGGTTGTACAGGCCGATGATGATGGTAATACAGCAGTAAATAAATCTCAACCAGTAGTAAAAGCAAAGGAAATCTAATGGCTTACATACCAAAAGAAGGTAGTGGTTCACTATTTAAAAATGACCGCAAAACAACTGAAAATCACCCAGACTATACAGGCTCTATCATGGTCAATAACCGTGAACATTACCTATCTGCATGGGTTAAGGAAGGCACTAAAGGGAAGTTTTTTAGCGTATCTATTGGCAAAGAAAAAGAAGCCAAAGGATTTACGCCAAAAGGTGCTGACGAAATTGTAGACTCAGACCTACCGTTCTAGGAGATAGCCATGCTAAGTCATATTAAAGATGTTATTGGCGATAAAGCCAGAATTTCTACAGAACCATTCGGAGTGGATGAAGAAAGACAATTAATAGCGTTTGAGGTTAATGACTTAGCTGCTGTACTTCAAGATGTTATTAGGGTTTGTGCAGACTGTTGCTTAAATACCACAGACAGAGAAGCAATACTAGAATTACTTAATTAAGCAGTTAAAGGGGAAAATATGAGTCAGCACTGGTACTGTGCCATTACAGGCGCACCACGATATACGATGGTCGGAAAGAATGGCAGAGAGCGTTCTGTAACTTTAAGAGATGCCAAAGCAGCGCCAGGTACTTTAGTTCCATCTGTGTCCACCATAAATGGACAGCTTTCTAAAGATGGGCTAAATACATGGCTTCAAACAGAGGCCATTAAAGCTGCTGCGGAAAATCCACGCCAAAAAGATGAAGAAGAAAAAGACTACATTAGTCGTATTCTTGACCTTTCTAAGAAAAAATCCCAAGAAGCAATGACTAGGGGAACTCTTATACATGACTTCATAGAGAGCTTCTACAACCAAGAATACCTACCTGAGATGCCTACCTATGTCCGCAAGGTAGATGACGCTATAACGGCTCATTTTGGGGCGCAGCTATGGATTCCTGAACAGAGCCTAGTCAATCAAGAAGGCTATGGCGGTAAGTGCGATTTATATTGCAAAGCAAAGCATGACTTCCCTGGGGTAGTAATTGACTTCAAGACGACAGAAAAATCCCCTGGTGAACTAACACCCTACCTAGAGCATACACTACAGCTTGCAGCGTATAGAGAGGTTTTAGCACCCCAAGCAAGATGCGCAAATGTCTACATTAATGGCGAAACTGGCGAGGTTGCAATATACGAACATACAGAACAGGCTATTAGGGATGGTTATGAAATGTTCTTAAGTCTTTTGAAAATATACAAGCTAAAAACTGGGTTAAACTAAACAATGAGGTGGTAGGTGTGCTTTCCCCTTTGCACAACCATACATTCACGGAGTCCTGCCACCTCACCCCTATTCAAGGGCGTTAAGCCGCCAGAACAGGATGCAGTAAGTTAGGGTTTTTGCGGCTTTCCACCTAACAGCTAGTAACTGCCAAATGTTGCCCTATATATTTTCTATATACATTAATATGCTTGTCAATGTCCTATTTTTGCATGATTTTTTCTTTAAATTTCATGCACTTACAACAATAAATTTTTTTAGGTGGTTTTTGTTTCTCATAGTTTACAAATTGTTGTTTTTTTGTCTAATTAAGGGTAAACACCTATTAAAAACACTTACAAATAAGAATAAATTCTGTTCATAGCAGGTCTTGACACTATTCAGCTCTATGGCTCGTTGAGATTTCAGACTAAAAAGACCTGACCTGCTACTTTTATTAAAGGGATTATGGATATAAGAAGAGTCTTTGAAGGTGAAGCCCCATGCGACAAGTGTGACCAAGCTCAAACCTGTCAAGACAATGAATGGGCTTGCAGGGCGTTTTCTTTTTATGTATTGCATGGCGTTTTTGAGGACTACACGGCTCGTATGCCATCTAGAGAAATGTTTATTAAAATTTTTAAAGAAGATGACAAGGCTCTTAAAAACTATTTAAAAGCTATAAGGGAAAAGAAATGAATATACAAATTGAAATAGTTAAAGAACATGAAGATGGGTCAGCAGACGCTTTAGTGCATTTTGACGCTGAAGGACTAGGAATATTGGTAGAAGCTGGTATTTTAAGTATATTGCGCCAATACATAGACCAACAGAAAAAAGCAGCAAAGAAAAAGAAATGATTGCCGAAAAAGACGGTAGTTTTACTATTAACTGTAAACAAGGGGAAGCAACTATGAGTACACGCAGCTTTGGAATGGTAGGTAAAACCTATAAAACGGCTCAGGAAGCGTTTAAAGAACCTGACTACTACACAGCTATACAAAGACCTCAACCAAGCGAATACAGCCACTTGTGGTGCGTTTTAGGGGTAATTTTTGTACTAGCCCTAATTGTATTTGTATTTAACCGTTCTTGATGTTAAAATAACGAAAACCCCTAAAGAGCGACTAACTCCATAGGGGCTTCTAACCACCACAATATAAGAGGTATTGCATGGCTGATGAAATTATAACCAAAGAAATATTAAACTTTCTTTTTGATTACAAAGATGGCGAACTTTATTGGAAGTTTTCATTAAGTTGCAAGTCACCAAAAGGCACTATTGCTGGTTCTGTAAAACATGACAAATACAGAAGAATAGGTTTAAATAAAAATCTTTATTTAGCGCATCGTTTAATTTTTATGATGCACAAAGGTTATTTACCAGAAATAGTAGACCACATTGATGGAAATAGGCTAAACAACCGAATTGAAAATTTGCGTGAAGCAACACAAAGTCAAAATTGCCAAAATCAAAAAATTCCAACAAATAACACATCTGGATATAAAAATGTTACATGGAATGCAAGAAAAAGAAAATGGCTTGTAAATATAAGGGTAAGTAAAAAAGACATTCACATTGGTTATTTTAAAGATATTGAATTAGCTGACCTTGTAGCCCAAGAAGCTAGAGATAAATACCACAAAGAATTTGCTAGGCATTTTTAGCCATGTTTAAGGATTCTTGTTCTTCTTTATCTGTGCGTGAAATCCAGCCACGACCAAAAATAGGAAATGTTTTCAATGACTTGTAATATTCTCTCCGTGACTCAGAGAAGCCCTTGATAACATCTGCAATATTAGATTCTCGAAGTTTTTGCATGACTTTTGGCCCAATGACTCCATCAGATACAAGTCCAAGAGATTGTTGTAAAAGTTTAACTGACCTACCGCATCCTGCGTTAATTCCGAAACTGAAACACAAATAGTCGAGTCCCCTAGGTAAAACTTCTCCATAGCAAGGCCTCCAATATTTCTGTTCATATAAGGGTGCTACTAATTCAGGGGTAAGACCACGCATAGTCTTTTCGTCTACTTCATGACCAGTATATTCTT